CTTCAAACTCCATTTTTGGGACATAGAAATCATATTGTGATAAATCCGCCGCTAATGCAGGCTTTTCCCTTACCCACAAGTCTTGCTTGCTTTCATCCCAGCATACCCATTTTGGTTCAAAGTCGCTCACAGCATTACGCAATAGCAACTCTCCGCAAAACCAGTGCAGGTCAATATGATCTTTGTATTCCTCAATAATTTCCTCGATGTGGGTGATGGTTTCTGAATACTGTGCTTCCAAGTCAATAATCAGCAATCCTACTTTTCTATTTCTTTTGACAGCTTCAGCCATAACCAGATGGGTCATTACTGTGCTATCTTTACCACCAGAAAAACTGATGTATAATTTTTCGAAGTCGTCAAATGCCCTGGATACCCTGTCCTTTGCACACTCCAATACACTTTTGTCTAAATATAGTTTTCGGTTCATCTTAGTATAGTTCTACTTGTTTTGCAATATTAGCTGCTTCGTCAAAATTAAGTTCAAATTGCTGGTGGTTGGCTAGCCACTTGTTCAGGTAGTGCAATGCTGTTTCATCAGCAAGCTTGCGTGTCTCTTCGTCAATGTCAAACCATGCACTGGAGTATCTTGAGGGCACACCCGACAGATAACACACAGCAGCTTGTCCAAGCCATGCAATCCTGTTCATTGCTTTATTAGTCAAGTAATGCTCGCAAGAGTATTTCCATTCTCGTATAACCTTACTCAGTATGTCTCCAAACAAATTCTGATCAGACAGGATTCTTACAAACTCATCTTTGCACTGCTGATGGCTCCACCCCTCTTTTGTAGTGGCATAAAAGCCGGCTTTGTAACATTCCCACTTATCGTAAGTGTGAAAGATTCTGTCTGGGTCGTTTGTGTTACCAGCTCTGAATGATTTAATGACTTCTTCTGGAAGATCGTCAGTAATGGGCTCAAAAGACTCCGTGCTGTCTTCAGCTATCCAGGCTTTACTGAAGTCTTTATCACTAAATAGATTCTCAAGTCCCGATATTTGGCACAACCTAAGAACCTCTTCTTCATCCATTCCTAGCTGTTTTGCTATGCGTTGATTTGTCCAGTTGCGGTTTTTTAGTTCTATGACAATTTCACTCATGGCATCAACCTGGTGCTTTCCTCTGGCCCTGTTGTGCCTAATTGTGGAAGCTATCCTGTCATTTTTGCTACTTTGCTCTTGCCTAATATTAACAACAGGCAAGAAGCCTTTTATGCGCTTACTGACAATCTTTGATTCCTTGCCTACCCTGTTACGGTGAAAGCCGTCAATAACCTCGGTTTTTCCCTTGTCTGGGTTATTCCATGTGACAATCGGCTGTGTGTATCCATCGTTCATGATAGAGACCTCAAGCAATTCCATTTCTGGGGGTGCTACTTTGTTGGGGTTATAATCGTTGGCCACAACATTGTCACTGGCTTCCCATTTTACAAAGTCAACAGGCTCATCTTTAAAAGGGCTGTTGTCATGTATAAATTCTCTTAAGTCATTAATATAACTTACTTGTTCAGCCAAATTCATTGGCTGTAAGTCTTTTAGTATGTTTTCTTTTATGTTTTTCATTTTGATATAGGTATAAAGGTATAATAAATGCGCCCCCGCCCCACTACAGGGCGAGAGCTTTAAAGGGTGATTACAGACCGAACGTGTCTTTAACGTCGGCAACTGTTACGTCGCCGTCGATGTCGTCGAAGTCGGATTCGATGTTGACAGATGATGCCACGAATGGTTCACCCTTGGCGGCATATTGCACGGCTTCCAGGCTGGCAATGATGCGCTTTCCGTATTGGTTATTCATGCCCCAGAGATCGAGAACCACGTTGACGTAGTCTCCACTCACAGGGCTATCGAGGTCACCTTCTGCGACCGGCTGGCGCTGGCGTCCTACTATGACAGGGCGCTTCTTGTTGGCTGCGCTGATGATGACGTTGTCTTTCCAGCCATCATAGCCTTTGTCATTGCCATCTTGAATCGGCAGCTTGTCGGTGGGCAGCTCGTTGCCTTGGAATTTCTCGGCTTCAATAGCTCGCACTATTTTCTTGAATGCAGCAAGGTTGGCTTTGCCATCCTCGGAGCTTGGATCAATGATGAATGATGCCGAGAATTTCGGGTCACCGTCAAACTTGCTGACAGCGGTGAAGAGATCGGCGAAGGACAGACGGACGTTATTTAGCTTTAGTTTCATTATATGGTATATTTTCTATATTAGTTTGCCTCACTTGATCTTGGTGGAGGCTGCAATGATGGCACCTTTTGGTTGTGGAAAGTTATCGGCTTTTATGCGCTTACCGATATGGCGTATGAAAGTAACCAGGGAACAATGAACACCCCGACGCAATGCCAGATTGTTTATTCGAGGACGTCGAAGTCTTCTGCTGGATCGTAGGCGTCGCCGGCGATGAGCTTGGGCTTGCCTTCTGGCTGGTAGAATCCTGTTACGTCTGACGACAACTTGAGCGCCTGCGTGGGCGATATCGGCTTGCTGACAATGGCATCTCTTAATGGGATGCCTGCTGCTACCATAGTGTCAACTGGGTCAACGTCTTTGCTCCATGCCTTGGCACCTCGTCTGCCAGAGGCTACTGTGACGCCTTTGATGGCCTCGCCAGCACTGACGCGGCTGAATAGTGATGCCTCGATGGCGTTGAGGGTCTTGGTGATCTGTGACTTGTGTGCGAATAGATAAGCCTGCTTCTCATCGCTGAGTTTCTCCATGTCTCCAGTGAGATCATCGAAGTTGTCAAGCAGCTTGGCGGTGTAGGCTTTGCAGAACGGCTTGCAGGGACACCACATGCACGCCTCGTCTGATGCATTAAGCTCATGGATGTATGGGTTGAGTGCTGCTTGTGCTTTAACTCCGATGACGCTGGAGAGCGCTTCTATTTGATCAACAGTGAGCGACCATGACTTTGCTTCGTCATTCTGAATGATGGTCATGGTGAAAACCTCTGTGGATGTCATGCCCATTCCGTAGGCATAGATGGCAAGCTGCCAGTTGTTGACGGCATCGACTGGGATGGAGCCTGTCTTTAAGTCGATAACGTGGACGGTGTCATCAGTGCGGATAACACAGTCAGCGTATCCATGCTCTTCGCGGCTCCAGAATAGTGGCACGCGAGCCTCGACGATCATCTCGGCATCTTTCTGCGCAGCGAGCTGGCGGCAGAAGCTGACATAAAACTGAGTATCCTCACACGGCTCACACTCACCTTTAAGTGCAGCCTCAGCGCGAGCGTGTAGCTCGGTTCCAAGGGTGGCTGCCTCGCTGCCATTGTCTGGCGGGATGAGGTTGCCTAATTTCTCTTGCAGGGTGATAGCACCTGGGCAGGTGCTCCATCGTTTGTAGTTGCTCGGTGAGCATTTGGCGTGTTGCATTGTATTTGTTTTCTATTGGTTGAGTGCGGTGATTAAGTCGGTTATTCACTGCACATGGCGCTACAATAAATATTTTTCATTGCAAGTCAATAAATAATTGACACAAAATGCAAAATAATTTACAAGGGGTCACCATGACACAAAAAGAAAGGCACAAATCGCACCTATTAGAGAAGATACAACTCTTAATATTGATGGAGAATAAACCAGATTACGTCATCGCTGCCATGTGCGGCGTTGCTCCGTCCACCATCCTCAACATCCGGCACGGCAACCACATGCCGTCTGTGGCAATGGCAGAGCGCATCTACGAGATATTAAGCGGCTACAGCCTATCCGATTTTGACCTGTGAGCGACCTATATAGATATAATGCCACATGCACATCGGTGTATGATGGCGACAGCATCACGCTGGACATAGACCTAGGCTTCAATCACTGGATGCTTAATCAGAAGATCAGGCTTTTCGGCATCAATACGCCAGAGGTTCGCGGATCGGACAGGCTGGATGGGCTGATAGCACGCGACCGGCTAAGAGAGCTTATCGAGGGCAAGGAGATCATCCTGGCAAGCCACATGGATCGCTCTGGCAAATACGGCAGATGGCTCGGCACCATTTATCTTGACGAAATCAACATAAACAAGCTACTCCTAGAAGAAGGCTTGGCATCAATTTATGAATAAGAAACACAGACCAATAGCCTTTGGCGTCGCTGACGTTGAGCTGGCAGAGGAATTAAGCATGGCATCATCTCAGCAAGTGGGTGGTGACCATTATAAGACAATGGCAATCCAGCCCGCTGAATACAGCCAGCGCAATGGGCTAAACTTTATCGAAGGGTGCGTGGTGAAATACGTGTCCAGGCACAAGAATAAAAACGGGGCAGAGGACATCAAGAAGGCAATTCACTTTCTGAATCTGCTGCTCGAAATCGAATACAATAATCAATGAATAATACAACAATGAAAAAACAAATAAGAGTAGGCGTTCAGCGCAACATCACAGACCCCAAATGCAAAGTCGAATCAGTGCCTCTATTGAGCGTTCTTGAGCAGATGCACACCAGCGACAACCTGAAGCGGCTGACGGAGGAGATTCTGTCTGCCACCAGCAAGGATGAGCGTGACGCTATTAAGAAGCAGTTGCCGGCGGTGATCATCTCAGCAGATACAACGCACCGCAAGGTGCATCCAGATGACAAGCGCACAGGGCTGATTCTGATGGATGTGGACGGCAAGGATCATCCAGATATGTTGATGGATGAGATGACTGCCAGCGTGCAGGAGATGTGCGATAAATACAGCTACGTGATCGGCTACTGTCTGTCACCGAGTTGGAAGGGGCTGAAGGTGCTGTGTGGCATTGATCCAAGCACAGACACGCACCTGCGCTCATTCATGGCGCTTGAGCAGGTGTTCGCGTCTCACAACATCATCGTTGACCGCGCCTGCAAGGACCTCAAGCGGGTTAATTTCCTCTGCTACGATCCAAGGGTGACTGTGACGCTAACTGAGCGCCTGGAGGCGTGGGATGGCGACGTTGTCGAGCCTGTGCCTATTAAAAAGCGCACGCAATACC